GTCGCATCAGTAAGGACGATATCATCACCTAATAGGGCATATTGGTTTCAAGGTAAGGTTTTGTTAGCCTTCTTTGCAGCCATTTGCACAATAAGATGATGACATAAACTGAACATGGGTCAAGAACTATAGGCTCCCATTGGTTGACCTTGTTTATAATAAACAGGATCTCCAGCTGGGTCTATATTCTTGAACGGGTATCCAACCATTATATCAGCTCAGGCTTCACTATAATCCTCTGACTTAATGAAGCTTAGGACTTCCTTCTGGAATAAAATCGAGAAGGAGTCTGTGGCATTCTTTAGATCTAGGGAGTAGTACGGCCCTACCATGTGGGGGAGGTATTTTAAGAATAACCCTTGGTTATAGGTACAATCAGCCCTAAACTTATCCTTGATGATTTTTAGTAATTCATCATGGAGTGGTTTAAGAGCTGTTTGGGATCAATAATCAAGGATTCCTATAATACGAGATTTAGCATCTGGATCATTGACAACACTGAGTTTCCTCAAGTTACCCTTAGCGGTAACTGAGTACTTGGTGTTTCACTTATCCATGTCTAAATTCTCCTTTATGTCTCCCATATACGCCTCTAACATCGAGCCACCGACGGTAACTATATTTTTATATAGAGTCGGTGGTAAGATGCTGAGATCATATACGGAAGTAACTAAAGCTTGCCCATTTGGACCTGATTTAGTGGTTATATGCGGTTCCCGTCACATTAGTGTATCTAATCCGATTTCTAAGTCGCATATAGTATCATGAAGTAGGTCCTTTTCATTAAAGGAATACTCCTTCTGTGTTACTATTGCACTCAGATCTGGTTTAGACGTTCCCTTTAGGGTTCTTGATAACTTTAAAAGAGTCATCAATAGTCTTAGGTGTTTCGTCTCGCCATGTACTAATTCTAACAATGGCCCTAAGCAACAAGGTAATCCTTGTTGATTAGTTTTGATGCCAAAGTTATTAGTTAGCAACGGCTCGCCACATAGGTATTTCGTAACTAGAAGTTGGATCGATTTGATTCTCCTAATAGTATCGACATTACCTCGTGTGACTTGCCA